AAATTTTCTGGTGCAGCTCTGCGCTTTTTGTTTTTATCTCTTCCTGCGTCACGTCCTCGCCCTCTTTCTAAGCGGCTGCGCTTTCGCGCGCCGTCTACAGACTGTCACACGCGCCCCGCACGCCGCTGCTCGAGCTCACGTACCACGGGTAATAGTAGCAATACACCGCGCGCGCACCGTCCCGCGCCCCACTGGACCAGTTGCCGCCCGCTAGCAGCGCCGCTAAAGAGGCGTAGTAGTACTGGTAAATGTTACCCACGTCGTAGCCGTCTGCTGGTGTCTTTAACGGGCTTGTTAAATCCCAGCCCCATGCCTGCGACGCATGGTACGTAGTATTTGTGGCGTGCTCTGCTCTTGTGATAAGCTCGTCTAACCACTCCCATACATTGCCTACAGCGTCTCTTACGCCTACTGCGGATACTGCACGGGCTACATAACCTGTAGTCTTTCTGCCTGTATTGCTTGTAGCGCTCCATGCGTTGTCGTTGCTGTTATCCAGTCCAGCAGGGCTGCCAAAAGCATACGCGCAAAACTCTGCATAGTTCGGCATACGCTTGCCAGATTTCTGCAAGCGCTCTACAAAGGTGTACCAGCTCATGCCCTCTGTACCAGTCATAGGCGTAGCGCCGTACTCACTGCTAAGCCCGTACTCGCCGTCGTCGCTGTTAAGGTAAATGTCTACCCATGTACCGCCGCCTAAATATACCATGCCCTCTGGTGCGCACTTAGGGCGGTGTCCTAAAGTCCACACGCTCTTAGGTACAATACCGTCGTATACGTTGCTCTCCCAGCCGCTGCCAAAGCGCACGCCTGCTGCATTTACTGGCTGCTGGTTGCTGTCTACCTTACGGCACTTTCCATAGTGAAAACCGCCGATTTTACGGCTGTTTGTTGCGTTCCAGCCCTGCGGGTACGTAGCATTTTTAGAGATATAGTACAGCTCGTCGGTGTCGTCGTTCTGGGTGTCGCAAAGGTATACGTAATAGTCCTTACCTACCTCAAAAGCTGCGCCTGTATCCAGATTAGCGGCAGTAAGTACAGTCGTGCCCGTCTCAAAAATGCCGCTGCCTGCAATAGAGATAACGCAGCCCTGCACTACAGTAAGCTGCTGCTCGCCACTTGCGTACAAGTACTCTTTTGTAGGTGTTACAATGTCCGACACAAGCGCCATTTTGCTTACGTTAAGCAGCGCCCTGCGGTCTGTTTTTGTAATATCGTCTACCAGTAGTCTACTCATAATTCTTTAAAACCTCCCTAATAGCTGCTATGTCTGCCTCGGTCATGCCCACGCGTGCCAGTACGTCTACGCTGTTCATAACCTTTACTACGGTTACGTCCTGCGGTACAGCTACCGATAAGCCCAGCTTTGTTACGCTCTGCTCGTCGCTGCCCTGCTCTGCCTGCACGTTAGTAACTGTGGTTACATTGCCTTTAGCGTCGCCTGCCTTAAATTCTGCGCCTACCTCTGCCTCTGTGCAGTAAAGTACTGTAACCTCTTTGCGGTTGTTACTTATCTGCAAGATATTGCAAGGTATGTAGCGGCGCTCTTCCAGCGCGTCCAGCGCCTCTACCAGTCCTGCTGCCTCAAGCTCGCCAGCCTGTACCATTGCAAGGCAGTTGTAGTAGTCCTCTTTGGTTTTTAGTTTCTTAGGATACCCTTTCATGCTTTTTAGCTCCTTTCTTAGTGGTTACCTATGATACAAGATAAGTACCGCCGCAATAAGCCGCGCCCAGCCATGCTACGGTAGTTATGCTTGCTATCTCCTGTACGTCTCTTTGCAGCTGTGCTATGTCTGCTGCGTTTGTCTCTATCTCCTGCTGCAAGTGTGTTACTGTTTCCTCGTCTAACAGGTCGTGCAAGGTGTCAAGCCATGCCGCTATATCGTCCTCTGTGTCTGTCTTATAGCCAGCCAGCCACGCCGTAAACTCGTTAAGCGCGCTTGTAGCTCCCTGCCTGTCGGTGTTAATGTCTGCCAGATAGTTGTTATACTGGCTTATGATCTGCTGCTCATACTGCCTAAAAAAGTCGTTAAACTGTGCTGTAAGCGTTGTAGCGTCTATCTGGTCTACTACGCCGTGTACGATACCGCAAAGGCTGCTATTATAGCGCTGGTCTGTAATATTTGCCTGTGTGATACTGGTAACGCCTTTGCCTACCAAAATATCAGCTACGCATAAGTCGTAAATCTCGCTTGTGCGTGTTAGTGATCTCGCTACAGGGTTTGCGCTCGGTGTACCCTTAAGCACCGCTATGTAAATCATGCGCTGCGTAATATCCCAGCGTACTATAACGCGGTCTATACGTGGTAAGCTGCCGTCTGCTGTATCCAGTGTTATGCTAAAGTCCTCTGGATTTCTAAAGGCGTAGCCGTTAATAAACGCATAGCCAGCTTTGGCTAATACCGTCATGCCGTTACTTGCTACTACCTGTAGCCCCGTTTCTGGCTTAGGAAAAACGCCGTTACCGATAAATGTAGCAAAGTACCACGCCCAATCCTCTGCTTTTCCTACGCGGTCATGGTTAATACTGTTAAATGGTAAATAATTTAGCATTGCCGTTACCTCACTCTCTTAATTTTCTCTACCAGTGTCGGCAGGCTCTCGCCAAAGGTTGCTTGTATCTCTTCCTGCCCTTTCTGGTAAACTTCCTGTACCTCTGTTATGCGCGCGTCTATTCTTAAGCCCCAGCTGCGCTCTAAGCAGGTTATACGGTCGCCTAAGTTAAAATCGTCCTTAAATCTTAGGTTACTTGCCGTGTTAATCGTGCTTACAAAGTTCATGCGCTCGCCGTAGTTTTCCAGCTCGGTAGCGCCTCTGGTACGCAGCATAGCAAGGTACGTATTTAACGGTATCGGCACGCTTGTGCCGCCGCTCTCATAGCTGCGGCTTATGTCGCTTGCGTCTATAAAAACCTCGTCCAGCTCTAAGCCCTGCTTGTTGCCGCCGTCCACGGTAGCTACTGGCTGTGCGCCCGCCTCGTCCGCAGCTCCCTGCACGTATGTAAAGTTTTTATAGCTCTCTATGCTGTCCTCGTACTCTTGCCCGTTTACATTGTCAAAGTCTCTGCTAAAGATACAGGGCGGGTTACCTGCGCTGTTACCCGCTGTAAGGTCGTCGCCCTTGTAGAGATAAAAGCCGTAGAGCTTGTCGCGCTCGTTTACTAAAATGTCATAGCCCAGCTTACCGCTTACTGCTACGTCCTTTACCTCGCTGCCTAAGTCTACGTACAGCTCGTTTGAGTAGTCCACGCTGCTGCCGCCGTAGCTATCCTGCGCAAGTACTGTAAACTGCGTAAACTTTCTCTTTGTGGTGGCATTTGCGCCGCAGTTATTTGCTACCAGTGCGTTTATGATCTGCTGGCACGTTGCGGTAGTTACCAGCTGCGGCGTTACCACTCTCTTGCTTAACCACTTAGAAAGCATAAAGCCTTGTGCCTCTATCTGCTCCTGCCCGCGCTCGTCTTTCGTGATATGTACGTACATTATCTGTGCAGCCCTGCGCCATATGCCGCCGCTACCGTCCTCTACTTCCTTTTTGCCGTCGTGCTTTATGATAATGTTACCCATGCTAAGCAGGTTGCTGTTATTGTCCGTTACTGGTGCAAGCAGGTTAAACGTGCCTACGTCAAAGTATTTAATAGTCCATAACAGGCTTGCTATTTCGTCCACAATGCCTAACGGCTCTAATGCCTTGTCGAATACTCTAAGCTCCATGCTTTATACCCCCAGATACTTAGCGTTATAAACCAGTGATACTTCCATAGCGTTTACCCCGCTGCCTGCGTCGTATCTAAAGATATTGTCGCCTATGTTGAGCTGCATAAAGGTGCTGTCTACGTCTATGTAGCGGTAGTAGTCTATTGTTTCGCCGTTCCTGTAAAGGGTAGCGCCCTTGCTGCCGTACTCTGTGTTTACCTCTATAACGTCGCCTGTTTGCATGGTGGCATTGATCTGTATAAACTCCAAAGTATCCACGTTAAGCAGTATAGGATTTTCTACAGTTCCCAGCGCGCTAAAACGTATGCGCATACCTGTTGCTACGTCGCCGCTGTTGTAGCAGTCTACAATTATGCTTTGCTCGCGGTAGCCCCATATCATGCTTGTATCGTCCTCTAAGTCTATGTCGTATGGAAACTCCCACGCGCCTACCCAGCTGGCTATATCCTCGCGTATTTCGTCCTCTTCCTGCCAAAAAGGGTTACTACAGCGTAGCGTAAGCTCAAACTGTACAAGCGGGTTGCCCTGTTTTCTGTAAAACTCTGGCGTATCGTCCACTGTACACTTTATTACCCTCTTAAAGTCTCCGTACTCATACGTAAGCACGCCCTCTAACTCTGGGTTAAGCGTCTTAAGCGCCCTGCGGCGCAAGGTGTAAGCATAGTCTTTGCTCTTAGAGTTTATCGCACCCGCTACTTTGATCTCGCGCGGTTCTATGTGCATACCCGTTTTTGTTTCCCCGTGCTGCCCCATAGAGCTTGTGCCGTAAATCTCGTTTTGTATGTCCGATATGCCCGTAACGTCTGTGCTTACGTTTACATGGTATAAGCTCTGCGTGCTAAGCTCTATGCTTTCGCCTCTGCTGTTTGTATAGGTTAGCTTTTCAATACTCATGCGTATACCGCCCTTGCTATTGTCTTAAAGTTTCTGGCTGCCTCGCGCTGCTGCCTTGCGTAGTCCTGCTCGTTTGCGTAAATGTACTGGTTTACTACCAGCCCACCTGCTGCCCTCGCTCTGCTTACGCCTGCTGCCTCTACGCCGCCTACCTTTACGCGTGGCTCTACGTCAAACTCTGTAGGTATGCTGTCCTGCATTACCTTAGCTACGCTGCCCATTTCCTGTTCAAAGCCTACGCCGATACCCTGCGCTGCAAACTTTCCTACCTCGTCTCTAAATTTCTTTGACGGGCTTTCAATTCCCAGCGCGTCCTTAGCTGCGTCCAAAAGGCTTTTTGCAAGGTTTTTAACCTTGTCTTTAAGCCAGTCCCAGCCAGCGCTTATGCCGTTCCAGATACCGTTTACAATGTTGCTGCCTATGTTCTTAAAGTCCTCGCCTATGTTGCTAAAGGCATTTTTAATACCGTTTACTGCATTGTTCATGCCCTCTACGGCTTTGTTCTTTACCTCGTTGCCCCACTCTGCGATTTTGGATACAGCCCCAGATACCGCGTTATAAATCTTTGTAGGCACTTCTTTTACAATGTTCACAATGCCAGTTACCATAGAGTTCATAACCTCTTTGGCTTTGTTAATCATGTTTGTGCCCCACGTAGCAATTTTGGTTACTGCGTCCGCTACTGCGTTCCATATCTTTGTAGGCACTTCTTTTACAATGTTCACAATGCCAGTTACCATAGAGTTCATAACCTCTTTGGCTTTGTTAATCATGTTTGTGCCCCACGTAGCTACCTTTGTAACCGCTCCTACTACGGCGTTCCAGATTTTCTGCGGTACTTCCTTAACGATATTTACAATGCCAGTTACCATGCTGTTCATAACGTCGCGTGCTTTATTCTGCATATTTAAGCCCCACGTAGCCACGCGTACTACCGCGTCTACTATTGCGTTCCAGATTTTCTGCGGCGTTTCCTGCGTAATGGTAACAATGCCGTTAAGCATTGTAGTCATTACCTCTTTAGCCTTGTTAAGCATATTAGTGCCCCACTGCTGCACGGTGTTAATGGCATTTGCTAAAGTCTCGTTAAGTTTCTGTGGCAGCTCTGTAATGCCGTTTATCATACCCTGTACTATGTAGTCGCCCTGCTCTTCCATAACGGTACTTGGGCTGTGGATACCAAAAAAGCCTTTAATACCGTCCAGTATGCCGCCGCCTAACGTCTTTGCAGCCTCAAATACTGCGCTTACACCGCCTACAAGTCCATTTACAATACCTGTGATAATGTTAGGCACTGCCTCTGCCAGCCCTGCTATAACGTCTGGTATAGCCTCTATGATCTGCCCAAACAGGTCTTTAGCTCCTGTAAGCAGCTTTGGTATACCGTCTGCAAGTGCCGTGGCAATGGTTGTAATGATCTCTGGCAGCGCATTTGCAAGCGCTACTATAATGTCTGGCAATGCCTCTAAGATAGCCATAAACAGCTTTATGCTGCCCTCAATAATCAAAGGCATACCAGTTATAAGCCCGTTTACTATCGCCTCTATGATCTGCGGCAGCGCGTTTATAAGTGCGTCGATAATTGTAGGTATAGCCTCTACAATAGCCATAAGCATTGTTATAGCTCCGTCGATAATAAGCGGTATTGCCTTTATAAGCGCGTCTATAATGTTCGTTATGATCTCTGGCAGCGCATTTACAATAGCTACAATTACCTGCGGTATAGCCTCTACGATACCGCAAAGCAGCTGTATGCCTGCCTCAATAATCATAGGGATATTTTGTATAAGCATATTCACAATGCCTATAACTACCTCTACAATTTGTGGCAGTAATGTAGGTAGCGCCTGCGCAATGCCCTGCGCCAGTGTTACTATGATCTCTACGCCTGCCTGTAAAATCTGTGGTAAAGCGTCAAGTAGCACGCCTATAAGCTGGGTAGCCGTGTTTAGTACTACCTCAATAAGCGTAGGCAGCGCCTGTGTGATACCGTCCACCAAAGCTGCAAGCAGTGTAGGCAATGCCTCTAAAAGCGCTGTGCCCACGCTGGTAATAGCGTTTAAAATCGTAGGTACTGCCTGCGATATATTGTTTACTATGCCAGTAATGCCCTCTTTAATCTTTTCGCCTGCGGTGTCATTTCCTGCCATAAGGTCGCTTAAGCCGTCCATTACGCTGGATATACTCGGCAAAAAGTCGCCCATAAGCCTATTTTTTAAGCCGTTAAAAGTGCCCTGCAAACGGGTTAAGCTATCCTCAAACGCTGCGCTTGCTGCTACTGCGTCCTCGCTCATTACCATGCCGTATGCGTCTGCCTCTTCCATAAGCTCTTTAATGCCCTCGCTACCGCTGTTAAGCAGTGGCAAAAGCTCTGCTGCGCTCTTTCCAAAGATTTCATTAGCCGCAGCGTTGCGCGCTGTCTCGTCGTCCATAGCTGCCAGCGCGTCTATGCTTTCCATAAGCACTTGCTCTGTGCTCTTTAAGCTGCCGTCTGTATTCTTAAGAGATACGCCCAGCGCTGCAAACTTATTGCCTGCGCCCTCTACGCCCTGCTGTGCCTTGCCCAGCTCGTCCGTAATGTTCTTTACGCCTTTCTTAAGGTCGTCTATGCTGCTACCGCTGCGTTCGCAGGCGTAGCTAAGCTCTTGGTAAAGGCTGCTGCTTATCTGTAATTTTTGGCTTTCCTTGTCTATCTCGTCGCCTGCTGCCGCTGTGTCGTTTGCCATATCCCATATAGCCTTACCAGCTGCTACAGCTGCTGTGCCGATAGCTGCAAGGGCTGTGCCGATAGCTGCGCCCACGGTCTTAAGTTTGCTGCCTAAGCCCTCAAACTTGCCACCTGCGTCCTCTGCCTGCTTTCCGCTTTCTTTCGTCTCGTCGCCCAGCTCGTCCATTTCCTTTGCGGTCTTATCCAGCTCTGCGCCAGTCTGGGTAAGTGCAGTCTTGGCATAGTTTAACTGCGTTTCCAGCTTTTTTGTTTCCTCGCTGTCCTCGCCAGTTTCCTTGCGGCATTTCTCTAAGGCTTTCTCTGTCTCTTCTACCTTTTTCTTTTGCGCGTCAAAAGTCTTTTGTAAGGTATCCTGCTTAGCCTTAAGCGTATCCATGCTCGCGCCGTTTGCTTTGTACTCTGCTGTTACTAACTTCATTTCAGAGTTAAGTACTTTAAGGTTGCTGTTAATATCCTTAACAGCTGCCTTGTACGCTGCCTCGCCGTCAAACGATAATTTAGTTTTTACCTGTTTTGTGGTATCTGCCATTTATTACAATCCCCCTAACGCTATGTCTATGTCGTCCAGCTGTTCTGCGCCAGCTGCTACGCCTGTGCGCTGGGTACTCCCAAACTGCAAAGGGTTATACTCTTTGTGGTACTTAAATAGTTTTATGATCTGGTACGGCGTTTTGTGCCATGCCTCTGCCTCTGTAAAGCGCAGCATGGTTACTGCTATATAAAGCAGGCGCGCCGTGTCTAATTCTGCGGCGCGCTCGCTAAGTTTCCCTCGTCGTCCTCGTCGCCGTCCTCGTCTGTCTCGTCGTCCTCGGTCTTTTCTCCACCGCCTGCGCCGTAAGCAAACGACGCATAAATAGCGTTTTGCACGTCCGTAAGGTTTCCTACATGGATTAGCTTACCTACCTGCTGCTCTGTTACCTCTGCCTCTCCCTCGCTCATGCCCTCGTTAATAAGCAAAGTAAACAGCCACTTAAGGTCTTTAACCATGTTAGGGTTGTCTGTATTAAAAATCTCGTCCAGTTTGTCATACCCGCCAAAGCGATCTTGTACCGCGTCTAAGGCGTTCAAGTCAAAAAGTAAATGATATGTTTTCCCGTTTAGCTCAATAGGGTATCTGCCGTCTTTAATTGCGCTCATTGTATCTTATCCTCTTTTCTTTCAAATAAGGGCGCAGCGCCTCTGGCTGCGCCCGTTGTCTTACGTGCTCGTGATCTCGTCAGCTGTTTAAGGGTTGCTTGTACCGCTGCCACTTGTACCGCTACCGCTTGTGCCGCTTGTAGAGCTTGCAGGGCTGTAAGTCTTAACAGCAGAAAACCAGCCAGCTGCTACAGTGTCTGTAGGCTCTGCTACGTAGTCTGCTTTCCACTTACCAGTACCTACGGTCTTGTAAATAGTGCCCTTAATCTCTGGTGTCTGGAAGTTGATACTTTCGCCCTTAGTCTCGTAGCTCTCGTCTGGTGCAGCAAACTGTACACGCTGTAACCATACATACTTGTACTTGCCGCCAGTCTTTTTGGCTCTAAAGCCTACTGCTACGTAAGGTGCCTCGTCGTCGCCTGCCCATACTACGCCGTTTTCGTCTACGATCTGCCCCAAAAGCTCTGCTACTACCTCTGGTGCAAGCTCCTTAATGCCTAATGTAAGGTCGCCGCTTACAAACTCCTTAACGCTTTCGCTAAGCGCGTCGTCTGCAAAAAGCTTAGCCTCTGCTGTCTTAACAGCAAGGTTAGCTTTCATAGCCTCTGCCATTTTCTTAGGCGTTCCGTAGGTTTCTACGCCGTTTGTCATAGTGATAACTGCGTAGTAAAGGTCTTTAAGTCCTAAAGTCATTGTTTTATACCTCGCTTTCTATCAGTTCCTCAATGGTTAAGGGTATAAACGTGTAGCCCGTTTCCTCGTCCAGCTGCTCTGCGTCGATAGAGTTTACGTAATACCCTGCTGCCTTTAATGCTGTCTTTAGTGCCGTAAGCGTTGCCTCGTAGTCGCCTTTACTAAAAAGCGTTACGCGCCA